CAAAGGTCGGAGCAATTGGTCAACACTAATTCTCTTATCCGTGAGAATACCGAACTAATAAAGACCCAACAAGCGGCTATTGAAGCTGAGGCATTAGCTGAGGCTGAGGCTGCATTTAAGATACTGGAAGCAAAGGTGTTGGCTGAGGAAACTTTGAAGGCTTATTTATCCGAACGGCAGACGTTAAGCCGCGAAGAAATTATTGAAAAAGAGGTAGCTGACATTCTAGCAATTGAAGAGGCGAAGTTTCAAGCGGCAGTTAAAGCAGCACAGGAGGCTGGTGTATTACAAGAGGAAATTGACAATCTTGAACTAGCTAGAATTGACGAGAGACTTAGGCTTGAAAATGACATACGTGCTAAGTGGGGCGAAGAGCAGATTAAACTTGAACAAGATATAGCCGATAAAACAGAAGCTATCAGACAAGCGGAAATTAAGAAGGAACAGGAAGCAACAAAGGCTAAAGTAGATTTAGCAAACCGTGAGCGAGACGCAAGGGTTTCTGCCGCTAGAGCGACTTCAAGCGCACTCGGCACAATAGCATCAGCCGTTGAAAATCAAGGCAAAGCGGGGCTTGTAGCGTCTAAAGTTCTTGCAGTTGCTCAGATTGCAATCGACACGGCAACGGCTATATCAGGTGCGATAGCCGCAGCCACTAAAAAGGGCGCAAGTATCTATGAAGTTATAGCAGGCATCGCAGTCGGTATCGCGGCAGTTACTTCGGGAATCGCAAGTGCAACGGCTATACTTAACTCGGCTAATGTGCCTGGCCCTTCTGCAAGTGTTCCAAGTATATCGTCTATCTCAACTTCCGCCCCTTCATTCAGTCCAGTTACAACCAACACGACAGAACTAGGCAACACGCAAGCGGCTGAACTTGCACCTATTCAAGCGTTCGTAGTTGAAACACAATTGACCAACACGCAGAACAACATCGGGCAGATTGAAGGGCAAGCAACATTTGGAGGCGGTTAACAACAAATAATGAATCAAGCTATTTAACATCATGGAAAAGTTCCCTTTGATAAATATGACAATTGACGATCACGAAGAAACGGGCGTTGATTTCATTGCATTAGTAGACACCCCTGCAATCGAACGCGAATGGATGGCGTTCAATGCACACGCCCCGAAGCTAGAGTTCAAGATTGAGAACGAAGAACAACGGTTGATCATGGGGGCGATAATGGTAGCCGACCTACCTATCTACCGAAGAGATGAGCAGCTAGGCGAGTACTATGTGAGATTCGATTCCGACAGCATCAAGAAGATAGTACACCGATACTTCAAGAACGGCTACACATCCAACGTCAACCTAGACCATACCGACAAGGTTGATGGTGTTTATTTGGTTGAATCGTTCATTATTGACGAACGCAAACGAACACCAGAAGGATTTGCTAAGTTGCCTAACGGCTCATGGTTCGGAACGATGAAGGTAGAGAATGATGACGTATGGGCTAAGGTTAAGGACGGCACATTTAGGGGATTCTCGATTGAAGGTATTTTCACGGACAAGTCAGAAAAGGCACTCGACAAGAAGCTGATTGACGAGGTTATCCGCGTCCTTTCAGAACACAAGTAGAAAAAATGCAACACTTCGCACGTTGTACTATTTACTAGTATAAACGTGCAAAATGGAAAAGACACTTAGAGAAAAGATCACGGCCAAACTTTCAGCTATCAAGAAGGTGTTGGCGGAAGATGAAAAGCCTGTTGCATTGGAAGATGCAAAGTTGGTAGACGGCACACTGGTAAGAATAGAACCTGCTCTTGAAGTAGGCGCAACCGTTCAAGTAATCAGCGAGGACGGTTCAATGATAGAAGCCCCTGACGGTGAACACGAACTTGAAAGCGGTGACGTTATCAAAGTTGAGGGAGGCATCATCATTGAGTTAGTTCCTATTGTAATCGAAGAAGAGACTATCGTTGAGGAAGTAATGAGCGAGGCTACACCCGTTGCTCCAGTTGCTCCAAAGCTAGACATCGAGGCTTTGCAGAATCAGTTGATTGAGAAATTGAACACTTCACTTTCTGACAAGATCAACAACCTAAAGTTTGCATCAGTTAAAGAGGTTAATGTCCTTAAAGCTGAGAATAAAGTTCTGAAAGAATCGTTGACCGAGTTGGTTGACATCGTTCAGAAGTTTGCAGGCACACCCATCGAAGAACCAAAGAAGAAACCTTACAACCCGTTCTCAGACAAAGAGCCGAGCAAGTTTGACTTCTCGAAGGTTCGTCAATCACTAAACAAGTAAAAAAACCTTAAAAACATAAAAAAATGAGTTTCAGCTTAGGAGGTCTCGTAGACTACACGGCAGAGAATCAGTTTGAACTGATGACTGCAACCGTACTCGGAGCAAAGATGATGTCTTTGGCTACCGTAGTACCGAACATTAAAGGGCCATCAAAACTGCCCACACTATCACAAACAGTTATCTTCCAAGATGACGCTTGTAGCTTTCAGGCTTCGGGTTCAACCACGTTCACTCAACGAACGCTGACACCGGGCAAAGTAAAGATCAACGATTCATGGTGTCCAAAAGACCTAGAGCCGAAGTATCTTTCACAGGAAATGGCCGCAGGAGCGCATCACGAAAAAGTAACTCCTGAATTTGTGTGGCAAGCTATCATGGCTCAATACACTAAACAGATCGCGAGAGATATTGACATCGCAATTTGGAAAGGTGAGGACGGCATTGGATCAGGCAATAACGGACATTGGGATGGATTTGTTAAAGTGCTTATCACAGGCACAACTGACGCGGATGCAGGTAACACTATCACGGATCTAGGCGATGCTACCCAAGCGGTTGCTGCTCAGAAGTTGGTTTACTCAGCCGCTGCCGTTGCAGGTCTGACTGAGTTCGATGACTTCCGAGTGTTCGTAGGATATGATGACTACGCTGCTTTGGTTACTGGATTGATGGCCGCTGGTCTGACATACGGAACATACCTTAACGGATTCGGAGGCGCGAATGTAGACCCTAATTCATCTGACGGTCTTAGCTTCCCCGGCACTGGTCTGCGAGTGATTCCAGTAGTTGGATTGAACGGAACAAACAAACTTTACGCTGCACGATTGAGCAATATGTTCATCGGTGTGGATGCGGAGGGAGACTTCAACTCTTTGGAGACATGGTATTCTCAGGATGACAGAGTTGTGAAGTTGGCGATGGAATTTAAAGTAGGTGTGCAAGTTGCATTCCCTGCCGAAGTCATCACAATCCTTCCATAATTGAATTAACGGGGGTGGGCTTCGGTTCACCCCCATAACCTTTAAAAGACTAATAACATGGCCTGTGCATTAACACAAGGATTTACATTAGATTGCAAAGACGCAATAGGCGGCATCAAGTCTGTGAGGTTTGCATCGTTGGCTGATTACGGAACACTTAACCCGTCTTATGCAACGGGTGCAGTGACATTCGGTTCACCTTCGGACGTGTTCTACAAATACGAACTGGACAAGGAAGAAAGTTCATTCAACGATGACCCGACCGCAGGTAGCAATAAAGGCACGTTCTACTATGTCCCTGCTTTGACCTTCATTCTGTCAAAGTTGGATGTTGCTAAACGTAACGAGATTCAACTGCTTTGCAAAAACAGAGTAGTGGCAATTATTGAAACACGAGAGGCCACACCGAAGTATTGGGCGATAGGTCAAACGAACGGTCTTGATTTCACGTCAGGAACGGGAGGCTCAGGAGTGGCAGCGGCTGACTTGAACGGTTACACGCTGACGTTTACAGGAATGGAGCCTGCTCCAATGGTCAACGTATCTTCAACCGATCTAGCGAACATCACACACTAATCATTTTCTCTTCTTTTCATTAGAGGCGGCTTTGGTCGCCTTTTTTGTTTCTAAACAATTTGATGCGTTCGCTATTTACTATCAAACACTAATTAAATGGCAACATCAATAACACCCGCAACCCTAACCGTCACGATCAACGAATCTGTTATATTGAACGGATATGAGCGAAGCGGAACAAATACATTGACCATCGCAAGCGTTACGGAGGTTGACAATAGAATCGTAAACGTAGGAACATCAGAAGTACATATTATCGGCTTTGGTTCGGCTAACGGGCAAGGCTCGTTCGTTAGAACAGATGTTAAGTATATCCGCATAACGAACAAGGATGACACCAACTACGTGACGTTAGGCGTTAGTAAGACGGGTGCTGATACCTTCTTTGTTAAACTAGAGGCTGGAAAATCCTTCATGCTTGGAAACGATGACTTAGAAGTTGATGCTTCGGGTGGTGCATCTAGTGCATTCGTTGAAGCGAATAACATCAGCGCGAAGGCAAACGGGGCAGCTTGTGATGTTGAATACTTTGTAGCACTTACTTGATACGCATAACACAAGATAGTGCTAATCTCGTTGTGATAACGACAACTGAAAAAGGTAGTGCAAGCCACTATCTCTTTCGGTTCTTCTCGTTGGCCACAAACCTAAACGCCTATTGCGTAGCTGATGATACTTCGCCATATCCTGATAGGTACAATGCGTTCACTATTACGGATCAAGCAACACCAACGCCTATCAATGCGGAGGTAGATCTAGCGACAGGCGAATACAAATACTTTGTGTACGCGAATACAAACGCGACCAATTTGAACCCGACAGGATTAACGCTATTGGAATCGGGAATGTGCATAGTAAGCGGAGTAGTTCCGACTACAACACAATATAGTAATACGGCAACCTACGTAGTTTATAATGGCTAAAGGAGACAGAACATTTGTGATTGATCTTGCCGCGCATGATGTGCCGCAATTCAAGGAAGAAAAGTCAAAAGACTGGATTCTTTACGGTATAGAAAGGCCGTGGAGAAATCGCTATCCTGACTATCTACTGGAGTTATATAACTCATCGGCCAAGCACCACGCAATTGTTCAAGGTAAGACCGATTACATCGTTGGTAATGGATGGGCGGTTGATCAAAGCGGATTGAACACCGAATCAATAGCCAAGATTCAGCAATTTGTCAAACGTCCGAACGGTAAGGAGGACTTGAATACATTGCTTTACAAAGCCACCTTAGACCTAGAGATCTACGGAGGTTTTGCATTTGAAATAATCAGCAACCGAACGCTTGAAACCATCAGCGCGATATACCATTGCGACTTCGCCAAGTATCGAAAGGCAAAGGATTTAGACGGTTATTACTACTCAGAAGATTGGTCAAAGAATCAGCCCGAAGTTGAGTACATAGCACCGTTCGACCCTTCAAACGTGGGCGGCAAATCATTACTCTACGTTAAGTCTTATCACCCGATGGGGCAAGCCTACCCATTGCCTGAATATTTGGGATGTGTTCCATACATTGAGATGGATAAGGAGATAGCCAACTTTCATCTGAACTCGATTAAGAACGGGTTCATGGGTGGAACGATGATCAACTTCTTCAATGGTCAACCAACAGAGGAAGAGCAGCAAGTAATTGAGCGAAAGTTGTACGACAAGTTTAGCGGTTCAAACAACGCCAACAAACTTGTGTTGAACTTCAACGACAGCAAGGAGCAAGGGGCTGAGATCATCGCATTGAACGGTAATGACTTTGACAAGCGATTTGACACGCTGAATAAGACTGTTCAACAAGAGATATTCGCAGGGCATCGCATTGTAGATCCGCAACTGTTCGGAATTAAAGAAAGCGGAATCTTTGTCAGTAGAAATCAAATACGCGATAGCTACGAACTGTTCCAAAACACATACGTAAACGGGCGGCAACGCTTTCTTGAGGATGTGTTCAATGGGCTACTGGCTGTGCAAGGGTTTGACGGCAGACTTTACATTGAAGATACTGAGCCTATTGCCATCGGACTTAGTGAATCGACCCGCGTGAGCGTAATGGATCGCAACGAAATCCGCGCAGACCTAGGACTGCCCGTTGAAAATGATCAAGCTGGCTCAACAACTGACAGCAAAACACTCGATGCACAGGCTGCGCTGAAAGGTTCTGTTGGTGGTGTTAGCGGAATCATCACATTATTGCAGAACGTCAATACAGGAATCGTAGCAACTGAATCCGCGATTGCTGTACTGGTTGAATTGTACGGCTTCACTCCTGAGATTGCAAGAGCAACGGTAACTGGCGAGGTTATACCGCAAAAAGTAGCGCAAGAAATGCGAGAAACTTTGCAAGAATCAGATATAGAACTGCGTATATGTGACGGATTTGCGTCAACAGGCTACTCATTAGACAAATATGAGATCGTTGGCAAAGGCCGACCCGTTAGATTCAACTCAGAGAAAGAACTAGAACGCTCGGAGACACTACTTAAACGCTTTGGATTCGCTTCGGACGCTTTTAACTTTGCAGTATTAGAGATTCTTAAAGAGAATCCGACAGCAACATGGGCATCAATCGCGGCTCAACTTGAATCAACCATTGACGAAGTTGTTTTAGCTATCCAATCTCTTGCATCA